CGTGGGTCGATCCCGGCACCCGTACCGCGTTCGACGTCGTCGTATCGGGGCCGCCCGGCGGCCGCCTGACCTGCAATCCGAATCCCGGCGCGACGCCCAACACCGCAGACGTGCGCGGCTTCGAGGTTCAGGACGCAGGTAGCGGAGCCTGGACGAAGGCCGGCATCCTCACCTCCATCGTCGCGCCCAAGCGGGCGCGACTGGCGAAGACCTCAGGTGCCTTCGCTGCCGGGACCAAGTTCACGTACCACTCGGGTTCGCCGGGTGGCTACGGCGAGGATGACACCGCCTTGCTCAACAACTCCCTGTTCTATGACGGCTGGCCGGTTCGCGGTGGCAACACTCCAATCCTAGTAAATTGAGGAGCCGGTAACATGGCAATTTCTATCGGCTCGCCTGTTCGCTGGAGCGACGAGGGCAAAGATTACACCGGCCTGGTGATCGCCATGATCCCGGCTGGCGCCCTGCCGGCGACGCACGGCTATCCCGTGCCCAATGGCGAGGAGCCGCGCGAGGCCGAAAGCCCGATCGTACTGGCGGGCAACGGCTTTGGCGCCCTCGCGAATTTCTGGCCGGATACCGTCGATGAGATGTGACCGCTTATCGTTGGCCTGGCGGACAGTGCCGCGTCGCTGCTTGCGTATCATCCCCGAGCCTCTCCGCGCCCAGCTGATGGTGCCGGTGGCCGCCGATGGGCGACTGGCATGATGTCGCCCGAAGACCCGATCCGCGCGGCGCTTGCGATGCCGCTGGCGCTGGGGCTCAGCTCGGCCGGGACCAGCTTCGTCGTGCCGGGGCCGGAGAGCCTGGTGCTGTTCGGCGTCGCGGTGCCGGTGCTCTCGTCGATCCTCGGCGTGGTCGGCGTGGCGCTGGGCCAGTTGCTCGCGCCTCCTGCGGTGCCTCCGTTGGGGCGCAAGCGTCGAGGCGTGCTGGTCGCCGCGCTGGTCGCGCTCGAACTGTGCATCGTCCTCGCCTGCTCGGTGATCACCGGCAAAGCCGTGCTGCCGCTGGTGGCGATGGGATGGGGAATTGGCCTGGGGTTCAGCGGCCTGGCCGCGATGCAAGCGCTGGGCGAACTGGCGCCGATCGGCGTCAAGCGCGTCGGCGGCGAATTGATCGATCGCTTCGGCGGGAAAGACAAGGACGACGGACATGAGTGATTGGCTTCAGCTGGCGATTGCGGGGGTGATCATCGGCCTCGTCTTCCTGTCGGTCCACCGGCACGGCCGCAGCAATCCGCAGGGCACCGGCACTTTGTCGCGCCAGATCGGCAAACTCTTCGCAGAGGTGTCCACCCTCAAGTCCAAGCTCGCCAACACCGCGACCAAGGCCGAGCTCGGCATCCTTTCGGGCGAGGTCCGATCGTTGGAGCAGATGGCGGCGTCGAGCGGCGAAGTCATCGCGCTCGAAGGCAAGATCAACCAGCTGCGCGCCGAGCTCGAAGGACGCGCGGCCGCGATCGCCCAGAAGGTCGAGGGCCTGAAGGACACCGGCGACCACACTCGCGAAGGCGTCGCCCGGATCGAGGCGATCCTGATGAAGGGAGCGCTCGACCGATGAGCTTTGCCCAGGAAATGGACGCGATCCGCCGCCTCGCGATCCTCAAGCTGATGATCGAGGACGGCGGGCTGGCCAACGACGGCACGTTGCTCACGGCGCTGCGCGCGATCGGCCACGTCCAGATGATGGACCAGACCGCGGTCCGCCGGCTGCTGCGCGAGCTCGCCCAGCGCGACTTGGTCGAAGTCGAGATGGTCCGCGACACCGTGATGGTGGCGAAGATCCTCGAGCATGGCCGCATGGCCGCTGCCGGGCATATCAGCGTCGGCGGTGTCGCCAGTCCGCACGCGGGGCTCTGATGGCAGCCGCCAAGAAGCACCAGCCCTCGTCGATCGACCGCCTCGGCCGCGATATGGTCGAGTGGGTCGGCCGGCGCCGGGACGAAGGCGCGTCGATCGACGAAATCCACGCGGAGCTCAACGCGCTGCCGGGACTGCAGGAAGCCGATATCAAAATCTCGCGCTCGGCGATCGGGCGCCACGTCCGTAGCCTCGCCGATATCGGCGAGCGCATGCGCCGCAGCCGCGAGCTCACCGAATCGCTTGCCCGCGTCGGCGATCGCGCTGCGGGGAACAAGATGCTTCGCGGCACGATGGAGCTGGTAAATTCGATCCTCCTCGATGTTGCCCTGGCCGAGGAGGAAGGCGAGGACGGCCAGTATCGGCCGGTCGAGTTCAACCCCGCCAAGGTGAAGGCGCTCGCGCAGACTGTCGAATCGCTGGCGCGCGCCGAGAAGATCGACGCCGATCGCGAGGATAAGATCCGCAAGTCTGCCGAGGAAGCCGCGACCAAGGCCGCGGCCGGCCGGGCACGAGACGGCGCCAAGGCCAAGGGCCTGGGACCGGAGACGGTCGACTGGATCTACAAGGAAGCGCTCGGGGTCGCCACCTGATGAAGCGCGACGCGAACCCGCGCGATCGCGCCGAGGAGCGTTCGGCCACCGAGCTGGCGTTCGGCAAGATCGAGCGCGCGGCGATCATGCTGCTCTACCAGGCAATGGTGCTTGCGCGCGCCGTGTCGGGCGTCTCGCTGCTGGTGATCGAGAAGTCGCGCCGCATCGGCCTGACCTGGGCGATGGCGGCCTATGCCGTGATCACCGCGTCCGCCCGGGCTGAGGCTCGCGGCGATAACTGCTGGTACATGGGCTATGACATGGAGATGGCGCGCGAGTTCATCGACACCTGCGCCATGTGGGCGCGCGTGTTCGGGATCGCCGCCGAAGAGGCCGATGAGGAGCTGATAGAGGGCGACGGAGAGAAGCCGTTCATGGCCTTCCGCATTCGCTTTTCCTCCGGCTTCAAGATCGTGGCGCTGCCCTCGGTCCCGCGCGCGATCCGCGGCAAGCAGGGCAAAGTCCTGATCGATGAAGCCGCGTTCCACAAGAATATCGGCGAGACGCTGAAGGCCGCCCTGGCGCTGCTGATGTGGGGCGGCCAGGTCATCGTCTGGTCCACGCATGATGGCGTCGATAACCCGTTCAACGTCCTGGTCGACGATATCCGCGCCGGCCGGAAGAAGGGCGAGGTCATCCGCATCGACTTCGACCAGGCGATCGCCGACGGATTGTATGAGCGCATCGCTCTCGTTGCCCAGGTCAAAGGCCGGAACATCCTCCCGAAGGCGGAATGGATCGCGGATATCTTCGCGACCTATGGCGACGCGGCCGACGAGGAGCTGCGCTGCATTCCCTCGGCCGGTAGCGGCTCGCTGATCAAGCCCGAGGATCTGGCGGCGGCCGAGCATGACGACGCCGGCAAGCCCGAACTGGCGACCGGCGGGCTGTTCGGCATCGGCCGCGACGTGGCGCGCCGGCGCGATGGCCAGATCATCCTCGGCGGCGAGCTGGTCGGCGGCGCCTGCTGGGTCCGCGATGAATATAACGAGGTCGGGCAGACCTTCGCGCACCAGGATGCCTATTTCGACGGGCTGATGATGCAGCGCCGCGTGATCCGCGCGCTGATCGATCAGACCGGCATGGGCGAAAAGGTCGTCGAGGATCTGCAGGCGAAGTGGGGCACGTACCGCGTCGAGGGCGTGCTGCTCACCGGTCCGGCGCGTCTCGATCTCGCGCTCGGCTTGGCCACGGCGTTTGAGCGCACGCTCTTCCGCATTCCCGCCAATCGGCCCGACATCCGCGCGGATCTCCGCGCGATCAAGCGCGTCGGCAGTGAGCAGAGTGGATCGATCCGCATCGTCAACGAAGGCGCGGTCCATGCCGACTGGTTCTGGGCGGCGGCGCTGCTGTGGCGCGCCGTCCAGACACCCGAGCAGATGATCGCCTATCGCAGCGTCCCGAAGGCCAGCTTCGGCGACGATCGCCACGCCGATCGCGAAGACGACGACGCATTTGCCAACCGCCACGGCCGCTCGCCGTCTTCGTCCGGCCGCTTCGGCGGCGGGGCATGGGGCTGAAGGAAAGACACATGACCGGCACCGCACTCGTTCCCTACGTCGATCCCAACCAGGCCGCGCCGCCGCCGGCGCTGGTGGACGGCCGCGGCCGTCCGCTGCGGACCGCCTTTGATATCCTCACCCGCGAGGTCGGCGGCGCCACGGTCACCGGCATGCGCTCGATCTGGTCGGACAATCCGGCGCGCGGGCTCGATC